AGAGAACTAACTGATAGACAACATAAATTCCTAGATGTTTTATTTGACAAAGCAAATGGTGATGTCGTACAAGCTAAATTATTAGCAGGGTATTCAGAGCATACGTCAACTGCTAGTGTTGTTGCGTCTATGAAAGATGAAATTATGGATGCAACTCAAAATTATATGAGTCGTAATGCACCTAAAGCAGCATTCGCTATGGTGAGTGGAGTAGATGACCCTACTCAACTAGGCATTAGAGATAAACTTTCTGCGTCAAAAGAATTGCTTGACAGAGTAGGTTTAATTAAAACTGAGAAAGTGCAAGTGGAAGCATCAGGTGGTGTTATGCTATTGCCACCAAAGAAAAAATAGGAGAATAATTATGTCAGAAAAAAAATTGAATGCTATGCTAGAGGAATTAGCAAAAATGCCACCTAAAGATAAATATACTACTAAAACACAAGAAGCAAAAATGATTGATTTAATGGCTAAAATAAATAGTTTAGCTACCTCTATGAGTGGCAAGAAAAAAATGAATCAAGGTGGTTTATCATCAAAAAAGAAATATGCTAATCCTGTTACTTTTGTGGATAATCTAAAAAAGAAATAAATGAACAGAAGTTTAGGTAAGTGGAAACTGCCACAACCAACAGATTTAAAAGATGAAGATGAAACTGAATGGATACAAATACCACGTATAGCTAGGATTGTTCCATTTGGGTATAAAGTAAATGAAAAAGATTCTGAATTACTTGACCCTATACCTTATGAGTTAGAAGCAATAGAATTAGCTAGAAAACACATAAAACAATATTCTTTTAGGCAGGTAGCAAATTGGCTAACAACAAAAACAGGCAGAGAAATATCTCACGTAGGGTTAAGAAAAAGATTAATGCATGAGCAACAACGTAAGAACAAGGCTAGAACTCTTAAACGATGGTCCGAGTATGCCGAAAAGGCGATACAAAAAGCGAAAGCCATTGAAGAAGAAAGGGTCGGAGCAAGAGCCTAAAATAAAAATAGTAGACGAAGTAGAGTCTATACCTGTTGAAGAACGAAATATAGTTTTTAAGCCGAATGAAGGACCTCAAACTGAATTTCTTGCAGCAGGTGAAAGAGAAGTTTTATATGGTGGCAGTGCAGGTGGTGGCAAGTCGTATGCCATGTTAGCAGACCCACTGCGTTATATGGGTCATCCATCATTTAGTGGTTTGTTATTACGACACACGACAGAAGAATTAAGAGAACTTATATTTAAGTCAAAAGAATTATATCCTCAAATATGGAAGGGTATCAAGTGGTCGGAAAGGAAGATGCAATGGGAAGCACCATCAGGTGCGAGACTTTGGATGTCATACCTAGACCGAGATGATGATGTGCTAAGGTATCAAGGTTTAGCTTTTAGTTGGATAGGCTTTGATGAGTTGACACAATGGGCAACACCATACGCATGGAATTATATGAGGTCAAGACTTCGTTCTACTGCTCCTGATTTACCAGTGTATATGAGAGCAACAACGAATCCGGGTGGTCCGGGTCATCAGTGGGTTAAAAAAATGTTTATTGACCCTGCACCTTATGGAAAGACTTTTGATGCCACAAACATTGAAACAGGTAAACCTCTTAAATATCCTGACAACCACGAAAGAGCAGGTGAGGCATTATTTCAAAGACGATTCATACCTGCTAAATTGTTTGATAACCCATATTTATCGGCTCAGGGAGACTACGAAGCAATGTTGCTTTCCCTACCTGAACACCAACGTAAGCAGTTGCTTGAAGGTGATTGGGATATTGCAGAAGGTGCTGCTTTCACTGAGTTTAATAGGGATATTCATGTTATTGAACCTTTTGACATTCCAAGAAATTGGGTTAAGTTTAGGTCTTGTGATTATGGTTATGGCTCTTATAGTGCTGTG